CTCTCACGATATTCAATTCTTGGTGTGCCAGAACGAAGATCTACTGATCCCACACCTTCGTTAGAAAATATTTCAAATCGATTAAACTGAAGTGACTCTTTTGAACCTGTCATTTATCTTTTATTACTATTTAACCTATCATCACTGGCATTACAATATTATTGACATCATGAACAACAGTATAAGACGTATCAGTTTGTAATGATGCAATGTCTTGTGAAGGTTGTACTGGTGCTACAGATACTTTTGTTCCACCACTTTGTATTCTTTGAAATAAACCACCTTTCATTGGATCGTACTTACCTTTTGTTGTCTCTTGAATTCCCATTGGTTTAGACAACTGCTCAAGATGTATGTGTGGACCTCCAGATCTTCCAGAACCTGGGGCACCTTCTTCACCTCCAGAATAAGCTATAATTTGATTTGCTTTAAAAGATTTACCAGCCTGTATTGATGGTGGTATGTTGCTCAAATGAGCTATTCTAGCTATTTTTCCATCAGAAAATTTAACATCCATATATGTACCATAACCACCATTTGCTTCTCTTGCACCACTATTAGTTCTATAAACTCCAATAACTTCTCCACCCATATCAAATGAAATTGGAGTTCCTTGAGGAGCAGCAATATCCATACCTTCATGTGGTTTGCTGCGGAAACCTTCTTGTTGTCCGAATAAACTGGTTATATTTGCTCTACTAAATTTTCTAACCCCTTTAGCATTTAAACTTGGTCCGCCCGCAGATGTCTGAAGAACACTTCTCGCAAATTTTATTCTATTAGAATCATTTGCTTCTGCTTCACCAGGTCTTTCATATTTTTTTCTAAACAATAACGTGGCTTCTTCTAAGGTTTTAGTTGCCTTAAAAGACTGTATGCTCATTCCACCATCACCAGTTTTTATTTCACGATGAATGAACTGAAGTTGAGCTTCAAGTGTATTTGGATTTAAACCATTTTTTGATGCAAATGATTCTAGCCTAGACCATCTATTTTCATCCCATTGGGCTATTCCTTTTCTACCAATACTATTAGTAAGTGTTGGATTCATCGCACGATTTTCTTGAAGAAGATTCCCAACTATAGCAGCTGCTTGGAAAGCAGTATATCCTTGACTTTTAAAGTAATTAAAAGCTTTTATTGCACTAGTATTTCCAGAAAAATCACCCGCATCCCCAGAAACATCTCCTCCATCTCCAGGTGATACCCCGCTAGGAGCACCTCCTTCCAAATTCAACTCTTGATTCAAATTGCGTAAGACTTTTGCAGCAGAACTTTCTAATGCAATAGAAAATGCATTAGAGATGTATCTTCCAATTTTTTCACCAATGCTTATACCACTTCCAATATTTCTTGATGGAACAACTCCACCATTTGCCATCGCAATTGCTTTGGAAATATCCCCAAAAGAAGAATCTAATTCTGCGTTAATTGCTGCTCCAATAACAGAACCAAACATACTACCAAGAGAATCGGCAAGTTTTTTATCTGGTTTTTGTCCGAGTGCCATGTCAATGCCAGCACCAAACATGCCTCCAGCAATGCCTTGCATGGATTTCATTCCTTTTAAATCTGCAGAGCTTTTTGTTAATGCTCTTAATGCACTTCTTGTTCCTGGTTCATCCTTACCATACAATCCTTCAATTTTTAACTTACCACCAATATCTTTTCCAGGTTGTGTTTTTGAGGGAATGTATGTTTTTCTTTGTGAGATTCTTTGAGTTCTAATTCTTCTTGTCGAAGAAACTCTAGATTGCCCTCCACCAACTTGCCCCCCCTGTGCTTTTGCTGGTGTAGGTTCTGGTTGATACCCAGTAAAGGCATCATATAGAGATTTTCCAACAATGTCTCCTAAAAATCCACCCACAAATAAACCAACTCCCGCACCAAGTCCAAAAGTACCAGAACCAAGCAATACAGCACCAAGTCCAGCACCAAGAGCATTGCCAACGGCACCAGCAGCTGCTCTTGATGGTTTCTCACGAAAGACAACAGTGTCAATAATAAAACCAATCAGAGCACCGATGATTGGTGCTCTTGTAATACCCAGTCTTGCTGCACCTTTAGCACCCTGAGTTGCTGCTCCCTTAACACCTTGAGTTAGTGAGGTTTGAGTTGCTTTTTTTCTTGCTAGTTCTAATCCAAATCCACCAGCACTAGCCTGACCCTGAAGACGATATCTACCAGGAGTCATTGCAGTTCCAGCACCATATCCAGATATTGGTTTTGGTATTACTCTTGATTTTACTGCTCCTGCTGCACCAGCACCTGCAGCACCAGAAACTCCTTTTGGTGATGTGCTTGCAATTAACATTGCAGCAGCAATCGCACCATTGAGTAATGTATTTAAGTGACCAGAAAATTCATCAAATGTTTTTGCAGCATCTTTTCCACCAATTTGTTCGATCGTTTTACGAACATTATCGTATGTACGATATCCCAAATCAATAAATTTAATTACACCATCAATTAAATTTTTATTAAAGGCATCAAGGAATTTAGTAACAGGTGAAATATACTTTCCAAACTCTAATAGTTTTGGAAGAAACTTGTTATACTTATCAAAAAGATATCCGGCAAAAGTAAATGCAAGAAAACGATTAATAGTATCAAGAATACTTCCTCCAGGAATAGACAATTTTGGAAGATTACTTAAGTCAATTTTTGATTTTGGTTTTGTTTCTATTCTCTTTTCCCTTTCTTCTGCTTTTTGTCTTTCTTTCTCTTTTCTCTTACGATTGTTTTCATTTTGTTCAATCAGATAAGTATTTCCAATTACATCTTTAATTTGCAATACTTTCTTTTTAATAACAACAAGACTACCACCAGGTTCTTGCGTTTCTTTATCTGCTGGTTTTAAAAGTTTTTGAGAGATGTTAACATCTTTCTTATACAGAATATTACTTACAGGAACCAGAAATGGTTTTTGCGAATCTACAATAGCACCACCAGGTTTGCCAGAAGGTAATAGTTTCTTGGAATCTATGACTGCCATATCATCAGACTCCCATTAAGTCGCCAATTCCAAGAGACTGAATTACCATTTCTCTATGAGGAATTCTCGCAACTGTTGAAACATCAGGTATTTGTGTTCCTGTCTTAACAGGAACACTTGGTTTTTTACTTGCAATTGTCTGTGGTGGCAATACAATTGTTTGAGTTCTTGATATCACTGTTGGAGTTCCTACGGGCATTGCTCTTGACTGAGGACCAAGATTAATTGGTTGTCCACGAAGGTTTACATACCCGTCAGGTTCATATCCCATTTGTCTCATCATAATTTCTTGACGCCTGGCAGCACCTTTTATTGTTTGAACATTTCTTCCAAAATTTTTAAAGGCATCACCAACAACAGAAGTTCCAGAACTTCTCATTTTAGGAATACTCACTTGAACAGGTTCAGAAGGATGCCAATCTCTTATTGTACTTGGAGATGATGGTGATTGGTTATATCTCTGCACTTCTGGTTGAGAAAATTGTCTTCCGGGAATTTGTGGTAAATTAACTCTATTCAAATTAATTCCAAGAAATTTATTTTGATATCCCATACCAGTATATCTTGGAGACATTACACTGCCAGTCCCAGGCAATCCCATCCCACCCAATAAATTTAATGCTTTACCAAACCCACCAATCATTCCACCACCTTGAAAAGATTTAATTGGTTTTTTAATTAATCCACCACCTTGGGCAAGTTGAATATTATTCACCATCCTGGGAATGTTTGTTCCACCAGCATCCTTATTCAATTTAAGAAAGAAATTAGCACCGTGCTTATCAACTGCTTTTTTTGACATCATAACTTCACCTGGTTGAGCAGCAATAAATTGAGTATCAGGGCCTGCACCAGTGATTTTTACTCCACTATCTTCAGCAATTCCACCACCATCCTCAAATCCAATATCCCTAGCATCAATTTCTCCACCACCAAAAAAGGATCTTTTTCTAATTTTTTCACCACCGAAGAAGGATCTTCTTCTGATTTTTCCACCACTACTAAATGCATCACTAAGTCCTCTCTGAAAAACTTGTTCTTGTTGTAGTTGTGGGATTCCAGGAGTTTTTCCTGTCTTTGCAGTTTCTTCAGGAAGAACTATAGAAGGGTCTGTTTTTTTAAATTCTTTTCTCCTCTGCTCATTCATTTGAGTAACAGTATATGCACCAGCTCCAGCAAGTGCTGCTCCAGTTAATATTGGATGAGCTGCAGCAAATTTAATCAGTTGGGGAATAAATCCTCTCAACATTTTAATGGTTCCACGAACAAATGCTCCAAGAGGAGTCAGAAATAAACCAGCAGCAAATGCAAGAGAAGGCCACCAATCTTTTAAGAATCTTCCAAGAATTTTAATCTTTCTTTCATTTGCAGGATCAGCAAACCATTTTAAAACTTTATCAACCAAAAATCCAATCAAAGTAAATTGAATGAATTTCATAATTCTATCAAGAATACTTTGAAATGGTGCTACTAACTTCTTCACCAACCCGAGTGCTTTTTGAATTGGTTTTTCTAATTCCCCCTCTCTTTTAACTCTTCTTTTTTGCTCATCCTCTTTTTTAGATTCTTCTGCTTTTTTCTTTGCTTCTACATTTTGTCCGATAATACTTTTTAATAACTCATCAAGTGCTTCAGAGATATCTTTAATGTCTTCAGAAGACCCCTCACCATCTGGTAGTAGGGGTTGAGGAATAACTGCTTTAGATGTTAAATAAAATCTTTCAGTAGAAACTTTAATCGGACCAGTGACTCCAAGATTTTCTGCGGTGATTTTTTTTCTTCTTATTTTAAATCTACCAACCTTTCCTTTAACCTTTCTAAACTCTTCTACGAGAAGTTCATCTTCCTCTGTAGAGAGTTGTTTCCCAAAACTTCTTGATGCGGCAAGTCTTTCCTTTAAAAGTGAGATATAAGTTCCATAATCAATATCATACACTCCGTCCAATCCAAGAACTTTTAATATTCTTTCATCAACATCTTCATCAACTAAATCAGTTTCACGAATTCCTTCATACAAAGCAAGAGCAGACTCTCTTTTACCTTCGTCTCTTATACTTGCTAGTAGATCATCTAACTCGTCAGGACCCATTTTGCTGCTGTTTAAGTTTTTCTTCTTCTAAATGAGCTCTTAATAATTCAACATAGATATCTCTTTCCCAAGGTATCATGTTTTCAATCTCTGTTAATGAGTATTTATGATACTGCATCAAAGAAAAATTTAGTTTAAAATACCCCTCTAGATCCATATGGACCAGGGCTATGCGAAAAAACTTGAGAGTCCCTCCAGCACGACAGTGCTCTCAACTTCAGTTTTGGGATTTGTGACTTTAATTTCATGAGAAAGTTTAGGCATTGTCTCAAAGAATTTTTCAATCTCCTTGAATTGAGTTGAGTTCATCTGCTCAAGAAATTCTACCAGTTCTTTCTTTGTACAGTCTGCAGCAGCCCAAACTTCATCTTCGTTATAAATTTTATCAATACATGCTGCGACTAGATCAAATGATTGATCCATTGAGTTGTCGGAACTAAAATCGAAATTATTTTTAATGAATTGATCAAGTGATGGGTATTTCATTTCCATCACAATTGAAGCATCAACTTTAATTTTATTTGTATGTTCTTCTTTCTTTTGAACTCGAATATCATCAATATTAATTTTTACAGGAACATAAGTTTCTCCATCATCAGGACAAATGACATTGACTTCAATCTCTTCTCCAACAGATTTACCTCTGATGTTAAGAAAAAGATATTCAATATCAAACGTGGGTAAAGACTCCACTTTGATTCCTTTTGTATGAATACATGCTTTGATTACATTTTTGATTGCAGTTGTAATCTCTTTTGTATTCTCACTTTCTAATGCTAATACTAATAGTTTTTCTTCTTTAACTAAAAATGGACGGTATTGAATTGTTTGTCCAGTTGAAGGCAATTCCAACTCATATGTTGGCGTAGATATCTTTGGTAAAGGCATAATATCCTATAGTTGTTTCAGTATGATTATTTATGACTCACCATAAACAGTATTATAATAATTTGCTTCCAATGATTCTTGAGTTGGAGAAGTTGCAAATGACATTGCATCCAAAATTTGTTCATCAGTAACTCCACGAAGAGCAGATGAGTTTGGAATTTTTGAATTTAATATTTCTCCACCACCAATAACATATCTTGAATAGTTAAACGATACGGTACATTTTAATAATTGAGACGAATCGTAAGAAACTGGCATCGAATCAATACTGATCGGATATGCATTTATAAACCTATATTGAAGTATTCTTCCATTATAATCTCTCTCAAATTTTTTGAGATATATTGTTGTTTGATATTGTTTTGGAAAATTGACTCTATAAAAGAAATTTGGTTCTTCCACTCCAGTGACAAATTGTTCATTTACAATGAAGGAAATCCAATTTTCAAAAAAGTAAATGATATTATAATCGTGATCCACATAAAAAGTAAATGATGCTCTATCATCATATTGCCTTCTATATGCATGTCTCTCAGTTACACCACTGTGATCATTGTTAATCTCATGAGTTGCTAAAGAAGAACCCGGAAGAGCTGCCTCCGAACAAGATAGTGAAATAAAATCTTCATTTCCAGTATAAGGGACACCCATCCCTGCAGCATTTTTATCTTCTATCCACTCTCTTACCAACTGTGGGGGATTAAAAGTGCATTCAAAATGAGAAGTCAGAGCAGGATTTAAAATAGATGCCTTTAAATCAGATAGTAATTTTTTTCTTGGTGACGGTGCAGGCATGTGCCTATAAATACTTTTACTTGATATATTATGTAGTTGGGATAAATGGCAGAAAGTCTTAAAAGTAAGTATAAACCAGAGTATCCAAAAAAATATAAGGGAGATCCAAATAATATCATTTGCCGAAGTAGTTGGGAAAGAAGATTTTGCAGATGGTGTGATTTAAACGAAAATATAATTTCTTGGGGCAGTGAAGAGTTTTTTATCCCCTACCTATCTCCAGTTGACAATCGAGTTCATAGATATTTTCCAGATTTCATTATCAAAGTTAAAGAACAAACTGGTGAAATTAAAACATATGTAATTGAAGTAAAACCAAAAAGACAAACTATGCCACCAAAACCAAAATCAAGAGTTACTAAATCATTTTTATATGAAGCAAAAACTTATGCCGTGAATCAAGCAAAGTGGAAAGCAGCTGATGAATGGTGTAAAGATCGTTTATTAGAATTTAAAGTCATCACAGAAGATCACTTAGGTATCAAATAATGGCATTTTCAGGTTACGAAAAACCATTAAATGAATACACAAAAAGTGAGTTAATTAATATTGCGCAAAAATATACAATTTATTATCAAACATCTTCTGGAAGAGGTTCAATTAGTAATTATAAAGATCTTACAAAAGAAGAATTAATTGGACTTATTGAAAATGATAGAGATTATCAAAGAGCACAACCAAAGTCTAGAATTGGTATCTTAAAAAATAAAATTAAAGGAATGAATGATCCCGAAGAAATTATGATTGAAATAATTTCTTTATTTAAAGATTTGGAAATCATTCCAGAACCAGGCAAATATTATACTTTCATTTATAATGCAAAAACTCCTGGCATGAGATATGATCAGCATCCTCTGATTGCAGCATTAGAAGTTTTTTCTTGGGGATTTAAAGGACTTAATTATCATTGGGAAGGTATAGATCCAACTCAATGTATTAGAAACTATACTTGGAATGAAGTAGCAGGACAAATGCATGTTGTTTATAATGATGAAATTCAATTTATGAGAGGAATTAATTATGCAAAGTTCTTAATAAATAGATAAAAAACAATTATAAATGTCTCATACTCCACAAAAAATTGAGATAACAAATCCTCTCGTGATTGGGGAGGAGTTCTGATGGCATGTAAAACCGATCCAAGTAAAACAAGTTGTAACGAAGAAACTGCCCCTTTAAGTTTACCTTTTGGTGGAAATTCGGCAACTGGGAGAGTAACCGTAAATTTGGATAATGGAACTACAAGATGGTATCCTAAAATATCAAATGGATTATATAATGATGATATTTACTTAGAGTCAAAACAAAATGCAGATGGAACTTACAGTGCTTGGACACAAACTGGAAAAGTATTTAATGAAATAAGAGCAACAAGTTCAAGTATTGCGGCGGCATATTCTTCAAATGATACATTAAGCACAGCATTTTATAGTGCGGGAACTAAAACAGGTTCTCCAATAGGAACTTTAAATAAGGGGAGAATAAACGTATTCAACACTAATGGTGCTCCACAAACAGCTAAAAATTTAAAACTTCCAGGAACAACTAATGTTGCTCCCCCACCACCCACAACTGGTCAGCAAGTATCAGCAACAATACAAGGTGCTTTAGAAACTGGAAAAGAAGAAGGAATTTCAAATACAAATATAAAAATAGATGCAAATTATAGAAGAGATTATGACAATTATTATTATCCAAAAGATTTGGAAACAAATAAACAAGATGTAATTAGATTTAGTATGCTAAGAATTGCTGGAAGTTCTATAAAACCGAATTTCGAAGCAGGAACTCAAGTAATAACCAGAACTTTTATAAATGACATAAAAGGTTCTGTGACTTTACCAGTTCAACCATCAATCACAGATAATAATACAGTAGATTGGAGTGGAGGAACATTAAACGCAATACAAGCATATGCAGCTGCTGCTGGTATAAATTTAATTGGATCTAATGATGTAGCAGATCTTGGAACTCAAGTCGGAACAATTTTGGGACAAATTGCAAAAGAAATAACCACAAATGGAAATAATGCACAAGCACTGAAAATTTTCTTTGCACAAGAAGCTGTTGGAATACAAAATCTTTTATCAAGAACATCTGGAGCAATTCTCAATCCAAACTTAGAACTTTTATTTAATGGGCCTTCATTACGTCCATTTTCTTTTGCATTTAGATTATCTCCCAGAGATGAATCTGAAGCAAATCAAGTTAGACAAATCATTAGATTTTTCAAACAGGGAATGTCTGTAAAAACAAGTTCTTCAAATATTTTTTTACAATCACCAAATATTTTTAGAATTAGATATTTGACATGGGATGGTAAAAAATATACAGAGCATCCATCTATCAACAGAATAAAACGTTGTGCATTATTAAGCTGTGATGTTGACTATACTCCTGACGGGACATACATGACATATAATGATCCCAGGAGAACGATGACATCATATCAACTTTCATTGAGATTCAGTGAACTTGAACCGATATATGAAGATGATTATGGTGGAGAAAGAGGATCAGGAACAACAGAAACTACTCAAGGAAGACCTTTAGCAAATGACGAAATAGGTTACTAAAATGCCAACATACTTCCGCCAAGTTCCAGACTTTGAATACGTAAGTCGCACCACCGACAGTCAAAATATTTCAGAATATAAGACTGTAAAAAATCTCTTCAAAAAAGGAAAACTTAGAGAAGATATTTTTGGTGACTTATCAGTCTTCACTAAGTATAAAATTGTGGGAGATGATCGTCCAGACAATGTTGCATTTGAAATCTATGGTGATGAAACTTTAGACTGGTTGGTTTTATTATGCAATAATATTCTCAACGTCCAAACCGAATGGCCTTTGTCTCAACAATCATTTCAAAATTTTTTATTGAGTAAGTATAGATCTGAAGATAATCTTTTAGAAATACATCACTACGAAACCATAAAAGTTACTGATAGTTTTGGAGTAACAATTGTTCCAGAGGGACTCCAAGTTCAATCTGATTATAGTGTTGAATATTATGATAGTGGATTAGAAAACTACATTGTGAAAACAAATATAGTGAGAGAAGTTACAAATTATGATTATGAAAACAAAATTGAAAATGATAAGAGAAATATTTTTATTTTAAAACCAACTTATTTGAATGTAGTTCTGAACGATTTAGAAGAGATTATGCCATATAAAGAGGGTTCCTCTCAGTATGTGAGCGAAACCCTCAAGAGAGCAGATAATATTAGACTTTACTCTTAATCATTCATCAGCAAGACGAGAGAAGTATGCAAGAGCATCGTCTTCGTCATCATCAACTTCTTTAGTTACGACAGGAAGTGAAGGGGACTTAGAACGAGCATAGGACTCTTCAAGTTCCTTTACAACGGCACTCTCAACATTGTTCTCAGAGTAATCATCATACTCAGTTTCTTCTTCAACAGAGGAACGAGTAGAACCTTTCTGACCGAGAACATACTTTAGACGTTTCTCAAGATCTTCGTAAGACTTAAATTGGTCGGGAGCAGTCACAGCAGCAAGAGAATACTCTTTCTTCCAGAGGGCTTCCAGAGCATCATCATCGTCTAGCAGAGGTTCTACGGAACCAAATTCGGACTTGTCGTAGTTCCAATAACCATCCTTCTTCACAATCTTCAGTTTGAAGTTTGCACCCTGCCAGAAGTCAAAAGGATTGATAGGAGTCTCATCTTCAAACTCCGGTTGCATTGCTTCCATAATCTTATCAAAGATTTTCTTACCATACTTAAAGAGGAAGACTTTACCTTCATTTTCGGGATTGGTGGGATCCTTTACAACATAGATGTTGCTATAATAAGACAGTTTGCGTTTTTGCTTGCGAACGGTTTCCTTATTTGTTTCAGTTCCACTATTCCACAGTTCACGATTGTATTCTCCAAGAGGATCTTTCTGACCAATCGTGGTCAGAGAGTTCTCAATATACCATCCACCAGGGCCTTGGAAGGCATGAGAGTAGACTTTTGCCCAAGGGAGTTCTTCGCCTTCGGGAGCAGGAAGAAAACGAATCACGGCAAAACCGTTACCAGTTTTATCCACTTCGGGTTTCCAGAGACGTTCATCAGTGCCTCCAGAAGTTGTACTCATCTTCTCCACTTCTTTTACAAGTTTCTGTGTAAGAGAACCCAGAGAAGATTGCTTTTTAAGATCTTTAAAAGACATTAGATTACCTCGTATTTGTACGTATTTGGCTTTTGTGTACTTGGTTATTTTACTAGTCCGATTCAGTTTTGTCAATCTGTTGTTTCATAATATCCAACATACGAGACATATTATTGAATATCACATTCATATCAACATTAGGAGGAAGTCCCATCATAGATGCAGATTCTGAAATTTTTTCTTTCATCATAACTGCTTCAGGATCATCAGATAAACTTAACCTTGTGTAGAGAACTTTTTGTTTTTCAAGAAGTCTTTCTAAAATTTTTACATGATTGAGTTTTTCTTCTTTTGACATTGTAGAGAACTTAAAAACATTCTTATAAACGTCTTCTTGTAACTCACTAATCTCTACCATTTCAGCACGAACAACCTCAGATTTAAAGAAACTCATTTATCCCCCAAAATAATTTCTTTTAGAATACTTTTATAACGCTGTACATCAATATGTAGGAAGGGAGAATACTTTTTCATCTTCATACTTACAGATTCCCACACAGGATCTTTAAGTTTTTTATCAAAATTTTTCCCGAACAGGAATATTCTATCATAAATGACCAGTGTTTCAAGACTAATGTTCCCGATCAGGAACTTTTTAAGAACTGGTGGGTGTCCTTTGGAACAGTTGAATACTTCTTCAAACTTATGTTCTTCAAATAAACTTTGCGTTTCTTGTATAAAAACATAAGAAAGTGATTGATTTTTCTTTTTCCAGTCTTCATATCTTCTATCACCTTCTTGGATCATTTCACCAATCCAAAGTTTGCTTGGATCAGTGCAGGTAATAAAATTTGATACAAAGAACTCTACAACTTCTTGATCTGTTTTTTGTCGTGCTACTTTTTCAAACCAAAACCGATCTTTGCGTTTGTAAAAAGATTGAACCGTTGCACGACTTTTACCACAATATTTAAAGTAGTCATAACTATCTTTTGTAAAGTGATTCTTTAACGCAAGGTATTCACGATAAGCATCATAAGGCATCATTCAAAAAACTAATCTAGCACGTGAAGTTTTTTTAAGAAAATTAAGTTCCATTGCTTCATACTTAATTTTCTCTTTCAAGGGTTTTGAAATTAATTTTGGAACAGATTCTACATCAATGCTATTCTTTTCACAAAAGTGAATAATTGCATCAATATAGTTCATATCCTCATTTGCATGAACAAGAGTTTCGATTTCTTGAGCAAATTTTGATGGACAAAAGAACTTACTTTCTAATGCTTTTTCTAATTCATTCTCCATCTGACCCAGTATTGTGATGTACAAATTCTTTGATGTAACGAACTAATAACTTAATATAATCCCCTTTGTTTCTTTTGTCAAATACTTTAACTTCACCACCAGGAGTGACCATCAAAGTAATGAGTTTTTTAATTGGTTTTTCTGTGAGCTCATAATATGCCGCTGCATAAAACATTTCTTGAACAAAATAATTTTCAATCCACTCTTCTGGTTTAATTTTGTCTGAGGTTTTAAAGTCAATAACCGCAAGTTCTCCTTCATATTCGGCAATACAATCAACTCGTCCTGCAAGACCATAGTACTGTGAATATAAAGTTCTTTCAATTGCGTGTATGTTATTTATCTTATCAAGTTCTGGTTTGAGATGATAAAACATAAACTTTGTTAGGGGTTGATAATCATCCCAATTCAATTCTTTGTTCTCAAGATAATCTTGACAGACTTGGTGAAAGTCTGTTCCTCGTGCTGTTGCTCTTTTAGTGATACGATTTGCTTCTTCTAGTCCTTTACGTTTTCTCCAATCCGCAAAGATTTGACGATTATAAAAAGACGTTACAGAAGTGATAGAAGGCACCCACTGACCATCAGGAAGATGATACAGACGGATGCTTTCTGTTGTTTTGCATTCTAATTCAAGATCACCTAAAAAATTATGATGAATAAAACTCATAAACCAATTTCCATTTTTGCAATAATGTATTCCTTAACTAATCCAGAACGAACAATGTCCTTAACATCAAATTCAATAATATCAAATGATGGCATCACTCTCAAAACTCTCATAAAATCAATAATGCCATTTTTTTCATTTGTTTTTACTAAGTCGGACTGTGTTGCGTCTCCACAAAAAATAATTCTGCTATTTTCTCCCACACGAGTAATTATACTATCAAGTTCATGAAAATTCAAGTTTTGAAATTCGTCCACAATAATAATTGAATTATCTAATGTAGTTCCACGAATGAATGAGGTACTCCAAAAACTAATTGTTCCCTGAGTTTTGAGATTGCCATAGAGCATTTCAAAATCAGCATCTGATGGCATTTCAAACATGTACTTTACCATATTCTTATAAGGAATTTGATAGAGAGAGGATTTGTCTTCATGATCTCCTGGAAGAAAACCAATTTCTCTTGTTGCAACTAGTGAACGAACAATATAAATTTTTTCATAAGGAGATCTTTCATCAAGAACATCTCTCAAAGCATTATAAAGTGCGATGAAAGTTTTTCCTGTTCCCGCACATCCATAACCAACAATGTTTTGATTTAATTGATACGATCTGAAAAATTCTTCTTGATTATCAGTTAAAGGTTCAATCTCTTTCATTAAATCGAGATTGATTGGTTTCTTCCTTTTCATTTGCTTATTACTCATACCAAATGGAACTGGTGTTTTGGGAGCGTTTCTTTTCGTTGGCATTTTTAAATAGGTCTAACAGTTGATCCAGGAGCTTTAGATGCTTTGTGTAAGACATCATTCCACCCAGGATGAGATTTTTTAAGTCTATCATAAACTTCACCAACTTCTCCGCTATTAGGACAAGTTGATGGATC